TCGGCGTTTGTATCTCCAAAGAGACCTTGGATGCGGGCCCAGACCTTTTGAAAGAATCCACTGAATCGATTCCATCCTTTTTGAAGCAGGCTTATAAGGACCGTCCAGCTGTCGGCAATGAAGTGGGTGGTTTCAAGCCATCCGGTTTGCAATCCAGCCCAAGCGTCGGTCATAAGACCTGCGACGCTATAGACCGCACTTTGGAAGATTCCAATGAAGAACCCTTTGAAGTCGAGCCACTTCGACTCCAAAAACGCCACCCCGCGTTGCCATTCCATTTTCAAAGTGAGCCATAGGATTTTGCCAGCAAGCGCGATGTCACCTGCCGCAAGTGCATCGCCGATTCCTTTCCACGCAGCAAGTGCCGTGTCTTTGAGTTCGTTGAATCTCGCGCTCAGCCACTGCATCGCCTGCGAGCCAGCACCACTGGCATAGACGAAGTAACCGACGAGCGCCGCAAGACCAGCGATAGTCAAGCCAATTGGAGACATCAGTGCCGCGATCGCGGTACCCAGGAACGCAAACACGCTACCAACACCGGTAAGAACGGTGGCTGCCGCACCAAGCACCGTTCCGATCCCAGCGACTGCGGTTCCCAGGGCTACAATCGCTGCTCCACCAACTGCGATCGCCATGCCGACTTTGAACACAGTGATGATCAGGTCCTTGTTGTTTTTGATCCAGTCGCTCGTCGCCACAACGATCCGAACGGTCGAATCGATCATCGCTGTGAGGACCGGCTCCAAAGCAGATCCGATGGTAAACACTGCCTTTTTGAGCACTTTCCAAAGAACATCGATGCGATCGCCGAATTCGGCAGCCGCTTGAACGTCTTTAGTCCCCATGGTTAAACCAAGATCGCGTGCTTGTTGTTGAAACTCCTCGATTCCAGCGGCTCCAGCTTGAAGTAGCGGGATCAGCTGTGTGCCGGATTTACCGAAAATCGCCATGGCAGTGGCGGTCTTGAGGGTTGGATCGGTGATCTCGGACATTCGGTCCGCAATCGCTTTAAACTGCTCGTCGGGCGAGAGCTTGGAAAGCTGCGCAACACTGAGCCCCAGCGATGCGAGGGTTTCCTGGGCCGACTGCGATCCGGAGGCTGCCTCGAAGAGCATCTTTTGCATCTTCTTGAGCGATCCTTCAAGAGTAGCTAAATCGCTTCCGGATAGCTCAGCTGCAAACCCTAGTTCCGAGAGAGCTTCAACCGACACACCGGTTCGTTGGCTCATGTCGTCGAGGTCTCCACCCATGTCCGCAAACACTTTCGCAGCGCCGGCCAGTGGAGCGACGACACCAGCCCCGAGCATCGCCATTTTCGTGCCGATCCCCTGCAGGCTTTTGCCAAATGTATCGAGCCGCTTCGAAGCGTCATTGAGTCCCTTCACCAGACGAGAGTCTTTGGTGAAAAGCTCGATATAGGCTGAACCGGCTTTGATACTCGAACTTGATGCCATCGTTAATGTTTCTCTTGCATTCGATCAATGAACACGTGCTTGAGGGCTTCGATCCCAACCATCGTGCGAGGTTGAATCCGTTTCTTCGCGTGCGGGTTGAAATCCGACGGGTGGTAGATCTTCGAACGTTTGGCATCGCGATGGATGTTGGCGAGCATTGCCAGAACTGAGGAAGTGTGAGACCACAGCATCTGGCTTCGCGCTTCGCCCATCGCGATTAGCTCTCGGAGGCTGAATGGTCCGGGGTCACAACCGAGGACTCCGGCAAGGTGCCAGACGAGCTGATCCACTTCTGCGCTTCGGTTTCCGGGTCGATCGAATCGAGGATCTTCTCCGCGTGGCTGAGCACCTTGTCCCTGACGGTCTTGCCCGCTTCGATCGCCTTGCGAAGGCTCGCCCTGGCGCGGGCATCTGGGAAAAAATCGATTAGTTCCTCGACGAACGCATCGGCAGCGTTGGTAATTACATCGCCAGCGAGTGCTCTTCCGAAATCTTCGTCGGTGATCGATTGCTTGTCGGCTTGATCCTTGCACAAGCAATACAGCACGTCGGCCAGAGAGACCGGATCCGCGACGAGTTTCGAGAGTGACTTGAATCCGTCGTCGACCAGTGAATATAGATCGATTCCTAGCAATCCACGGATCCGCTTGACGGCCGCTACGTTGATCGCGACTTCCCAGGTGCGTCGGGAGTTATCCACAAAACTATGCATTTTCTAAACGCCTTCCGAAAGCTAGAGAAACGAAACGGGATTAGGCAACCGTCATCCAGCTAGGTGGATTGGCCGAGTAGGTTGGCTTGGCAGTGACCGACACGGTGATCGCTTCTTCGAGCGCTTCATTGCGCGAGAAGCTGGCGATACGAAACGTGGCTCGCAGTCCTTGAGATCCGGTGCTGCCCGCTCCGGTGATCAGTCCATCCATCACGGCGAATTCCACCGTGTTGTTGTTCAGAAATGCATCGCGAACGGCACCGAAGTCTGAGTCGGCTGTATCCCAAACCATCTCAAATTCCAGCGAAGCGTCCTTGAGGGTGCCGACGGTCGCTCGCCAGCCGTTATTTCCGCGGGTTGATACATCGGCCTCTCCTGTTTCCAGGTTCAGCGTCAAATCTCGAACGTTACCGACGAGGTCCCACGTGGGAGCCGCGTACGTCCCGGCGTTACGGTAAAGCTTTGCATCAAGTCCAAGTTTGGCTGGCATATTTGTTACTCCTTAACGAACGCTGTTGGCCCACATCGGGGGTAATCGATCTTTGACTTTGTCTAGCGCTGGACCCATGAAGGGTCGCTTTGGGTATTGTTCCTTGCGAAACCTACCTCCGAATTCATGTGCTTTACCGGCAGTGCCGACCACCGAGATGTCTGGTCCGATGGTTGCGATCCCTCTTTGCTTGTCGATCGCATAAACGATCGCACGCTTGAGTTGTCCTTTGCGAGTATTTGGAGGCGTACCTGGCATTGAAGCGGTCTGCCGACGTTTGATCGAGCGACGAGCAACCAAGCGAATCGATGCAGCAGCATGGCCAAGGCTCTTGAAGTTGCCTTGCTGAGCCTTCCGCTTGACTTTGTCGAATGACTTTTTGGTGGTGACTTTAGCTGCGATCATGGTTGTCCTTACGGTGCGGTGAATCCTTGTGCATTGACGTAGACCGCTGCACCAGTGGTGATGCACGCAAAGTTAAGAGCCGTGTTGGCAGTCGTCTTGAGTGGATTTTCAAAAATGATCTCAGCCATCGGAGCGTTAGCACTCAGGTGGCCTCGCCAGATGATCGTTGCTCCGTCTTTGAGGACGACTTCCGTTGCGACTGCCGAGTTGTTCGAGAGTTGCATCGAATTGATGTATCGCCTAAGACCGGCTCCGGCTGCGGCAGACAAAACTGCATCGGTTGTATTGATCACTCCACCAGCGACAGCGGCATAGGACCATTCGAGTTCGGGAATTTGCCACGGTCGCGTTACGAGCACCCCTTGCAGTGTGGAAACTAGATCGGCAACATCGCCGGAGGCAACGCTTGCATAGGCTGCCGTCTGGGCTCGACCGGCAACACGCACGGGATTGCCGGTAACCACAGCATCGTGGGCCGCTTGGCCAGCAACGTTAGCTGTGACAGTTCCGATGTTGGTTGTGGTTGCAGTCGCTCCGGTGAGGATCACACCTAAGCTTTGTCCAATGACGGTTTGGCCTCGACCCGCGGTCACCTCCGCAGTCAGCTCCGCATAATCCTGGCAATTGATGAACTGGGACTGGAAGGAAATCGCTGCGGGTGCAGCTGCAAGAGCGATCTGTCCTGAACCAGTGACATAGGCACCACCGAAAACGGTCCCCGTCAGATCAATCGTGTTCGCATCGACCACCGAAGCCGAGTAATTTCCTCGAAGGGTTGCGCTATTGTTGGTGATTCCACTTAAATGATCGACCCAGATCGTTGGAGTTCCGGTGTATCCGTGAGCAGTTGAGGTCAGTCGAATGACATTGCCAGGACCAGCGACTGCGTTGGATACCGCCCTGAACGCTTGGTGGTTCATCGATCGGATGCGGATCTTGTAAACCGCGGTCGGATCTGGAATCTGCTGATGCCGCACATACGAGTTCGAGCGTCCACCGGTCGAATCCATCGCGCGCGAGTGGAAATAGCACTCGTCTGAAAACGGTTCGAGTTCGAGAATCGAATAGGTAGCTGTCGACAGGATGGCGGAGGCTGCCGATGCAATGGGAGCCAATCCGCCATTTTGGACGCTGTAGACCATATTGGTCACAGTCGTGTTGGCAGCACCCCCGATGTCCATGCTAAGACTGTGCTTCCCATCTGGAATCCCGGTGACCGGGTCGACCGATACGGCTTCAATAATGTGGTGGTTGTTGGCTTGACGAGTCCCCCCGGACTGCACCGCGATCATGGCCCGAAAGGGAATGGTGAACGTTTCCTTCGAGAGCAGCTCTGCGAAACCTCCGGCCGTGGTTCCCGAGTTGATTGTTAGAACACCACCAGAGACGCTAGCAGTAGAGCCCAAGCCGGTAGTCAGGTCCCAAAGATCGGTGAGTGTCCGAGTCCACGAATCCCGGAACTTCTTCTGGATCGACTTCACCTTGAACATATCGTCGCTATCGTCCAGGCCCGGGATGTCGCGAGTGACACCTCGAGAGCTGGTAAACTGCAACCGATAAGGTCCAACATCACCTGTGGTCATCGGTTATCTCCAGAGACGATAGGTTAGGGTTACGACGCTTGTGAATTGCATCATGGTTTCCAGATGGTCTGGCGCGTAAATCTGGCTGTTCTCGACGCTGATGAACCGAGCACCCGGGTAGCTTGCCAGCGGATTTGCTCGGAAATAGTCACTGATCTGTTCCACCAAGAGGATCAGGGCATCGATGGTTGCGATCTCGTTTTTGGTTTTCTTTTGGATCCCGACATCGATCTGGTAATCGAAGTTGTCTCTGGTGCGATCTAGCGAGGAAGTGCTAAGCCCTTTGGGTACGACCGATACCTTCAAATCCGACATTGTCTTTAGGTCGTAGATGGGTAAATACAGCCGCTGAGCGGTAAACGGCTGGCTGAAGCTATTGCCGTTTAGCTCTGCGGTGATTGCATCTGCGATCGCGACGATATTTGCGGGCATCAGGCGATTCCGATTTCCTTGGTGTGGATTCGATACAGGCTGCGATGAGGATCCGACCAGCGCCAGGCTGGTTCTCCCCCTGGAGCGTTTACTTCATAGGTATAGACTTTGGTGCCAACGGTCTCGAGGATCGTGTCACCACGCTCGGGGGTGATTGCCGATCCGGCGATAATCAAATCCAAAGGAGCGATGAGAAAGTCACGATCGGTCCATTGCATCCGGATCCCACCGTAACCGTCATCAAGTTTCATCAGCGTCCGGCCGATCGTGGCCGAGACGCTCGCTTGGTTTGCACCTCGCACATAAACCACAGTGCTAGATGCATGCGATTTGAGCTTGCTTGCAAGCCACTGCTGGCCAGCGCGAAGTAGATCGACCATCGTTCGCCCCCTTACGATTTGTTCGTTGGGGGCTGATTGTTTTGTTCCAAAAGCTTTAGCAGGTTTTGATACTGTTCCATCAGCTTCTTGAATTGCTCCTCATCGAGCACTGCGTTTCCACGCTGCTTCCTGGCATTTCGGATCGCTTGAAGCACAACCGGCAGACCATATTGGAGCGCTAAGAGAATCGCGATGCTCGAACCTGCCGACGTTGCAACTAAGGTAGATGTGCTCCACATATATTGCTCTTTAATTCGGTCGGTGATTCGGTCAGTGATGATGCCGGAGTCTTCAGGATTCTTGGGTGTAGGTCTTAGTTTTGGTCGATCGACAATCGAATCGATCAGATCGTCCTGGGTGTCTGACTTGGCGAGAAGCCCGAGTGGGACCTGCATCGGCTCTCCGTAGATCGTCGATGGAACCTGGACGATTTCCTGACTTTCTTCGGCTTGGCAGCTCACTTCGCGAGCACCCGCAGGAAGTCCTTCGAGGGTTGCAGGAAGCTTGCCTCGCATCGCACTCAGAAGAAACGGAGTCGATTGCCCCAAGCCTTCACCACCTCCGGCCCAGGTAAGAAGCCCCACCACGCGTGGTCCCTCGTCGGTATAGTCGATGATGCTCGAACCGCTACGACCTCCGATGGCTTCCGGCTTCCAAGAAAGGATTTGTCCCTCCTTGCGATTGAGCCGTAGAACCTGCAGGCTTGGCCACTCACACCTTGGGCTTCCGAAGGTCGTCACCGACGATTGGTCGCTCGGGTAACGATCGGCTAGAGGAATTGGATCGACATCTTTGGCGAAATCTCCGCTGCACTTTAGGAGAGCAAAGTCCACGCTGGTTCCACGACCGTACCCCGAAGCGATGATCGCGGCATTTCCTCGTTCGCTCGCTCCATTCGTGTTCCATCGTTCGACGTTGACCACACGACCACGCTTGGTGCCAGCCACATGGGCATTGGTAAGGACGATTGCATTGCCTTCGGCCGTACGGCCAACGACGGTACCGCTCCCGCACACGTTGCTCACCGTTACTCGGACCGTTGCTCGAATGACCTGATCAAAACGATCAAGACTCTGAGCCTGAGTCCTAAACCCCGATCGCGACGTCTCGAAGGTCAGGCTTTCTTTCAGCGGATCCAGAACGATCGTACTGGGGGCGGTTTGTAAAATCGGGCAATTGCCATCAGGGCAGTTCCGATCTTGGGCAAAAACGACGCTGCCAAACGATGCAGCGATCAAAGCAGTGAGTGCAAACAGGTTGCTTTTCATAATGATCCCTTCGATGAAAATGAAATGGAAATTGATGGTGAAACGCTAAGCAAGTCCTGCGTTACTGACTCAGGCGAATGCGAACCGTGGTGTCCGCAGATGCTGCAGCTCGCACAACTTTGCCGATCGACTTATTACCAGCGGAAGTCGTCGTCGCGATGTTGTTGGTGTCGTCCCAGTAAAGGATGGTGCCGACCGTGAATGCGACGCCGGTGTTCTTGTTGAAGTCAAAAACTCCATCGACCGCGAGCGAGCCAAGTTCGCCCGCTGCTAGCGGCCGAACCGTGACGCCAACGAGATCGCCTTGGACCACCACGTCCCCGGAGGCAAGCGCGCCTGCGGGAGTGTGATCGATGTAGTGACCTTCTTGAATGAATGTTGCCTGTGGCATGATTGGCTAAACCTCAATGGGTGGATCGGATGAAGAAATGAACAATGCAGCGAGCGAGGCTTATGCCTCACCCTTGCACTTGATGGCTGCACGTGGATCTTGAAGCGCGACACCGAAATCGTGGTAACCTCGCATCTGAACACCGAGAACATTGAAGTCCGCCTCTGCGGTTTCGATCGTCGGAGCTTCTTGGCCGTTGAGGAACGCGACCTCGATCAGTGGCAGATCGTTCGGGTCGGTGATCAGGTACCAGGCCTTCGATGAGTTGCCGGTGT